GTGCCGGGCGACACTCTCCTCGTACACCATAATGTCTTTAAGTTTTATAACGACATTAGGGGTAACAGGAAGAGTGGTAAGAGTTTCTTTAAAGAGGACTTGTTCTTCATAGAGCCTGACCAATTTTTCTTATACAAACATGACGAGAAGTGGATGGCTTATGACAAATATTGTTTTGTTAAGCCGATGAAGGCTACGGAGTCGTACATCAAAAAGCCATTTACCAATGAGCCGTTGATGGGCACGATGATATATCCTAACGCATACTTGTTAAGCCAAGGGGTGAAGTCAGGCGACAACGTATGCTTCCAACCCGACTGTGAATATGAGTTTAATGTAGATGGAGAGAAGTTATATCGTATTTTTGATAGTCAAATAACAATTAAACTATGAGAGATTCAAAAGTTTTAAAGCAAAAGATTATAGATGCGGGATACGCTGCCGTAGAGCAGTTGATAAAAGTTGCCAAAGAGGACATCATCAAGAGTGGGGAGATTCACGATGAGACGGACTTATCAGCAGATAAATTAAAAAATGCGGCAGCAACAAAGAAATTAGCGATATTTGATGCATTTGAGATTTTGACTAGGATAGAGACAGAGAAGGAGATTATGGATGCAGATGAGAAAGGTATAAATAGAGTTGACACAAAACAAGGGTTTGCAGAAAGAAGATCAAAGCAATAGTTTATATAGGGTAGCGGAGAATTACGTCCCTAGCCACGTTCTTTCACGGAAGAACTCGGCTTCGTCATGGAATTACGGATACAACCAAGAATATGATATGGTTGTCATCTCTAAGACGGGCAAGATAGGTGATGTTGTTCTTATATCAGGGTTGCATATTGCATTGCCGATGAGACCTATTCAATGCCACGCAAGAAACAGGGAGTCATCAAAACAATATTGGGAGAGGAGAGAGTTACCTAAAGAGTTAGATAAGATACAGTCGGTATTCCAATGGAACGAGATGTCGTCGGTATTCAAGACTCAATACATAGACTATATAGAGAATGAGTTTGATGTAAGAGAGAATGGATTTTGGTTCATGAACAATGGCATCGCCATCTATATCACGGGTTCACACTATATGTACTTGCAATGGGCTAGTATTGACGTAGGATACCCCGATTATCGTGAGGCAAACAGGATTTTCTTTATCTTTTGGGAGGCATGTAGGGCAGATATACGTTCTTTTGGTATGATTTACCTGAAGATACGTCGTTCGGGATTCTCTTTTATGTCATCTTCAGAGTGTATTAACATAGGTACGCTTGCGCGTAATGGTCGTATAGGTATTTTGTCAAAGACAGGTGCCGATGCCAAGAAGATGTTCACCGATAAGGTCGTTCCTATCAACAGTAGGTTGCCATTTTTCTTCCGTCCTATCATGGATGGTATGGATAAGCCTAAGACGGAGTTAGCATATCGTATTCCTGCGTCTAAGATAACCAAGAAAAACATGAACCAAGCCGATGAGAATGACATGGAAGGCTTGGATACGTCTATAAATTGGAAAAATACAGAGGACAACTCCTATGATGGAGAGAAACTTCTATTTTTAACCCATGACGAGGCGGCAAAGTGGACTAAACCTGTAAATATCAAGGAAAATTGGCGCGTAACAAAGACATGTTTGCGTTTGGGTAGTAAGATTATTGGTAAATGTATGATGGGTTCTACCTCCAATGCGTTATCCAAAGGAGGACAGAACTATAAAGACATCTATGAGGACTCTAGGGTGACAAATCGCAACGCAAATGGTCAGACCAAGAGTGGATTGTACGCTTTGTTCATACCTATGGAGTGGAATATGGAGGGTTTTATTGATAGATATGGGATGCCTGTGATGAGGAAACCATCAAATCCAATAGTAGGTATTGATGGCATGAATATTAGCATGGGTGCTATAGACTATTGGGAGAATGAGGTTGACTCTTTGAAAGGTGACGCAGATGCGCTCAACGAATACTATCGTCAGTTCCCAAGGACGGAGTCACACGCTTTTAGAGATGAGAGTAAGCAGGCTTTGTTCAGTCTAACCAAGATATACCAACAGATAGACTACAACGAGGCTCTTATAAAAGAACATTATTTGACACGAGGCTCTTTCCATTGGAAAGACGGAGAGAAAGATACCAAGGTGATATGGACTCCTGACAACAGGGGTAGGTTCTTGGTGTCGTGGATGCCGAGTCCACATTTACAGAATAATGTCATAGAGAGAAATGGTACGTTCTACCCGGGCAACGAACATATAGGTACTTTTGGGTGTGACCCATACGACATATCCGCAGTTGTGGGTGGGCGAGGGTCTAATGGATCTCTTCATGGAATGACTAAGTTGCACATGGACGATGCACCTAACAATGAGTTCTTCTTAGAGTATATCGCAAGGCCTCAGACGGCAGAGATATTTTTTGAGGAGGTGTTGATGGCATGTGTATTTTATGGAATGCCTATACTTATAGAGAACAATAAGCCTAGGTTATTATACCATTTAAAGAACAGGGGGTATCGTGGCTTTAGTATGAATAGACCTGACAAGACGTTGAATAAATTGACAAAGACTGAACGTGAGTTAGGTGGTATACCCAACTCTTCTGAAGATGTGAAGCAGTCACATGCTTCTGCTATCGAGACATATATAGAGAGGTTTGTGGGATTTGATTTGTCAGGTACATATAGACCTAGTGACGAGATTGGCTCTATGCCATTCATCAAAACGCTAGAGGATTGGGCAAGATTTGACATCAATGACAGAACAAAATTTGATGCCTCTATAAGTTCAGGATTGGCGATTATGGCCAATCAAAAACATATTTATGTACCCGAAAAACAACAATCAAAAATAAGTATTAACTTTGCAAGGTACAGCAACGAAGGCAATACAAGTCAACTGATTAATTAAATGGCATGTTTATATAGACATATAAGAAAAGATACTAAAATGCCATTCTATATTGGTATTGGACTAGAAACAAAAAGAGCATATTCTAAAACTCATAGAAATAGCAATTGGAAATCTATAGTTAATAAAACCGATTATGATATAGAAATTTTATTTGACAATATAGACTACGAGTGTGCAAAAAATAAAGAAAAGGAGTTTATTGAATTATATAAAAGGAAAAAAGACGGAGGACTATTATGTAATTTAACTTTAGGTGGGGATGGAGTTTTAGGACTTATTCATACTGAGGAGTCAAAAATAAAAATGAGTATTGCTAATAAGGGTAAAAGCATATCTGATTGGCAAAAACAAAAAGTATCTGATTTTCATAAAGGTAGAAAAAGACTTGAAGAGACTAAAAATAAAATATCAGAAGCACAACGCGGAGAAAAGAACTGTAGGTATGGGGTAGAGGTATCTGAAAGTACCAAGAAAAGAATGAGTGATTCTTCAAAAAAGGGAGAAGATAATATATCGTCTAAATTAACTAAATTTGATGTTTTAGAAATAAGAAAAATTTATTTAACAGGATTAAGTTCTAGAAAAATAGCAAAGATGTTTAAGGTCACTAAAGGTACTATAATGTCTATTATTAACAAAAAGACTTGGAAACACGTATAAAATATGGATAAAAATATTTCAATAGATATAATCCCTACTGCATTCCCTAGTCAGTTTGCTACAGATGCGGATAAAGAAACTAAAGCCTATGGTCTTACCGTAGGTCAAAGTATCATGTATGAGTGGTTTCGCAAGGATGGAAACCAATGCCGATATTATGGACAATGGAGGGATTTTCACAAATTAAAACTATATGCTAGAGGTGAGCAGTCCGTTCAAAAATACAAGAATGAGTTAGCTATTGATGGCGACTTATCTTATCTAAATTTAGATTGGGCACCCGTACCTATCTTACCAAAGTTTGTTGATGTCGTTGTTAATGGGATGTCGGACAGACTTTTCAAGGTTAAGGCTTATGCACAAGATGCTATGTCTCAATCTAACAGAAGCAAATATCAAGATATGGTTGAGGGTCAGATGGCTGCCAAACCTATCTTATTAAAGATACAAGAGGAGACAGGTGTAGATCCATTTGCTATGGACCCTGACCAACTCCCCGATACTGATGAGGATTTGGCATTACACATGCAGTTGCATTATAAACCTGCCATCGAGATTGCAGAAGAAGAGGCTATCAATACTATCTTTGATGAAAACCACTATCAAGATACGCGCAAGCGACTTGACTATGACATGACGGTGTTGGGTATCGCTGTGGCTAAGCATGAATTCTTGCCGGGAGCAGGTGTTCAAATATCTTATGTAGACCCTGCAAACATTGTCTATAGTTATACTGAGGATCCATTCTTCCGTGATTGCTTTTATTGGGGTGAGATTAAAACTCTTCCAATCATTGAGTTGCTAAAGATTGATCCTACGATAACTAACGAACAGTTGTCGGACATATCTAAGTATAGTCAAAGTTGGTATGACTATTTCAATGTAGCGCAGTTCTACGAGAATAGCATTTTCCATCGCGATACATGTACATTATTGTATTTCAATTATAAGACCACCAAGAAGATTGTATATAAGAAGAAAAAACTTGACAACGGTGGGTTTAAACTAATAGAGAAAGATGATACCTTCAATCCTCCTGTGGAGATGATGGAGGAGAATGGCTTTGAAAAGATTGAGAAAACTATCGACGTATGGTACGAGGGTGTGATGGTGATGGGTACGAATATCCTCATCAAGTGGCAGTTGTCGGAGAACATGGTACGACCAAAGTCAATGACACAACATGCATTACCAAATTATGTAGCGTGTGCTCCACGTATGTACAAGGGTGTCATTGAATCTTTGGTTAGAAGGATGATACCTTTTGCGGATTTAATACAGATTACGCATTTAAAATTACAACAAGTCATAGCACGTACTGTCCCTGATGGTGTGTTCATTGATGCCGACGGTCTCAATGAGGTGGACTTAGGTACAGGGGCGGCTTATAATCCTGAGGATGCATTGAGAATGTATTTCCAAACAGGTAGCGTCGTAGGTCGTAGTTATACTCAAGATGGAGAGTTTAATAACGCTCGCGTTCCAATACAACAATTAACGTCAAATTCAGGCGCAAGCAAGACTCAAATGTTGATTGCCAACTATAATCATTATATGGACATGATTAGAGCCGTGACGGGCTTAAATGAGGCTCGTGATGGGTCCAATCCTGACCCCGATTCTTTGGTTGGTTTACAGAAGATGGCGGCTTTAAATTCAAATACGGCCACACGTCACATCTTAGATGGTGGATTGTTTATTTATCGTTCATTAGCAGAGGCATTAACGTATCGTATATCGGACGTATTAGAGTACGCAGATTTTAAAGATGAGTTCATCAATAAGATAGGTAAGTACAATGTATCTATCTTGGATGAGATAAAGGACTTGTATATATATGACTTTGGCATCTTCATTGAAGTCTCTCCTGACGAAGAGCAAAAGGCTCAACTAGAGTCTAACATACAAATGGCATTATCTAAGGGTGACATCAACCTAGAGGATGCTATTGACATTCGTGAGTTACGCAATATCAAGTTAGCAAACCAACTCTTAAAGATGAAGCGTGTTAAACTTCAAGAGAGAGAAGAGAAGATGAAGATGCAACAACAGGCTATGGTGTCTCAACAAAACCTTCAGTCGCAGCAGATGGCCGCACAGACGGCAATGGCTAAGATTGAGGCGGAGTCTAAAGGTAAGATGCAAGTTAAACAGGCAGAGGTGGCTTTTGAGATGCAAAAGATGGAGAAGGAAGCAGAGTTGAAGAAAGATTTGATGGCATTAGAGTTTAACTACCAAATGCAATTACAAGGTGTAGAGACAAATAGCCTAAGCAAAAGAGAGCAAGATAGAGAAGATGCCAAATCAAAGCGTATTAGTCAACAAAACTCTGAGCAGAGTAAGTTGATAGACCAAAAGAAAAACAATCTACCTCCATTAAGTTTTGAATCAAACGAGGATAGTTTAGATGGATTTGACTTAGCAGAATTTTCGCCTCGTTAATGAATTAAAAAATTTTATATAACTTTGCCCTATAAATTATATCATATCAAATGGAAATTAAAGTAAGAGCCGTAGAAGGCATAGAGCCAAAAGGAGTTCAAGAACTTGAGAAAGAGTTACTTGAAAAGCATGAACAGGAACAAAATAATGAACCTGAGATTGTAAATACTGAGACATTGGGAAGTCCTCAATCCGATGCCAATGACTTAAAAGAGGAAGACGTTCTTTCATATATTGCTAAGAGATACAATAAACAAATCAACTCCGTAGAGGAATTGATGGCAGAACGCAAGGAGGCGGAGGAGTTACCCGAGGACGTGGCTTCTTATTTAAAATACAAGAAAGAGACAGGACGTGGATTCGATGATTTCTTAAAGTTAAGAAAAGACTACGATTCTATGGATCAAAATGAGGTTGTTAAGGAATACCTTTTGACTACGCAGTCAGGACTTGACCGTGACGACATCGAAGTTATGATGGAGGATTACACTTATGATGAGGAGTTGGATAATGAGAGCGACATCAAAAAGGTAAAACTCGCAAAAAAGAAAATTGTTGCAGAAGCAAAGAAGTTTTTCAACGAGCAAAAAGGAAAATATAAAATGCCCCTCGAGTCGAGTACGGCAGGTATTCCTGAAAACGAGTTGCAAGAGTTCAATGCTTATAAACAGTATATACAGAATGCTAAATCTGAAAGTGAAGAAAACGAGCGAAGAAGAGGTTGGTTTGATAAAAAGACCAACGAGTTGTTTAGTGATGAGTTCAAAGGTTTTGAGTTCAATATAAACGATAAGAAACTATCTTATTCTCCCGGAGACGCAGCAGAATTAAAGAAGGCTCAATCAAGTCCCATGAATTTCATAGGCAAATACTTGGACGAGAATGGCCTAATTAAAGATGCCGCAGGCTATCACAAGGCTTTAGCAATAGCAATGAACCCCGATAGATTTGCCAAGTACTTTTATGAACAAGGCTTATCTCAGGCTACCGATGATGTTTTACGCAAGACCAAAAATATAAATATGTCAGAGCGTAAGGCTCCTGAGGTTACTAGCAAGGGGGGAATGCAAATCCGATCTTTAGATAAAGACCACGGTAAGAATCTAAAAATCAAAAGCGCAAAAAGAATTTAAAAATTAACCTTTTAACCCTTAATTAAAAAAAATGGCAGTATTATCTACCCCGGGTTTTGCATTAAACCCTTCGTCAGAGCAGATCGCTTTGTCGACAAATTACATTACCAACTTCAACTTCTTGAATCAGTATCTACCTGATACTTATGAGAAAGAATTTGAGCGTTATGGTAATCGTACCGTAGCATCTTTCCTTCGTATGGTTGGTGCTGAATTACCTTCTAACTCAGACATGATTAAATGGGCTGAGCAAGGACGTTTGCACACAAAGTACAACAATTGCGCAACTAGCGCGGCTGCTGCTGCTTCAACTGCAACTATCACAGTTACTGACTCTTCTGTTACCAATGGTATCGCAGTTCGTGTTGGTCAAACTGTTTTCATCTCAGATAACGCTACAGGTCTTTCAAACAAAGCCATCGTTACAACTGTAAACGCTACAGCAAAAACTTTTGTTGTTGCTTACTATGAGACCGCAGGTCAGTCATTTGCTATCACAGCTACTTGTACTGTTTGGATTTATGGTTCAGAGTTCAAAAAAGGAACTAACGGAATGGTTGGTTCATTAGAAGGCGAAGATGACATCTTCTCTAACTCTCCTATCATCTTGAAAGACAAGTATGCAGTTAGTGGTTCAGATATGGCTCAAATTGGATGGGTTGAAGTTACCACCGAAAACGGTGCTAGCGGATTCTTATGGTATTTGAAGTCTGAGCACGAAACACGTTTACGTTTTGAAGATTACTTAGAAACCGCTATGATTGAAGCAGTTCCTGCTGCTACATCGTCAGGTGCTTTGACCGCAGGGTACAAAGGTTCTGAAGGGGTATTCTACGTTGTTAACAACCGTGGTAACGTATGGGGTGGTGGTTATCCATCTACCTTGGCAGACTTTGATACTATCGTATCACGTTTAGACAAGCAAGGTGCAATCGAAGAAAACGTAATCTTCGTTAACCGTAGCTTCTCTTTCGCTATCGACGATATGTTGGCTACATTAAATGGTTTCAATGGTACAGGTGCGGCTAACGCTGCTTCTTACGGTTTGTTCGATAACGATACAGACATGGCATTAAACCTAGGATTTAGCGGATTCCGTCGTGGTTATGACTTCTACAAATCTGATTGGAAATACCTTAACGACCCTACTATGCGTGGTGGTTTACCTACAGGTGCTTCTGCTTCAGGTACAGTAACAGGATTGTTAGTTCCTGCGGGTTCAACATCTGTATATGACCAAATCATGGGCAAGAATGCAAAACGTCCGTTCTTACACGTTCGTTACCGTGCAACTGAGTCTGAAGATCGTCGTTACAAGACTTGGATTACAGGTTCTGCCGGTGGTGCCGCTACTAGCGACTTAGATGCAATGGAGGTTAACTTCTTATCTGAGCGTTGTGTATGTACTTTAGGTGCAAACAACTTCGTGTTATTCCGTTACGGTGCATAATCGTAGCAAATAAACAAAAGAGAGGGAGTGTCAAAATGGGCACTCCCCTCTTTATTTTTTAAAATCTAATCATATTATATCCAATGGCAACAAAAACAATCCCCGTAGATAAAATCTACAAATTAGTAACATCGACACCGTTATCATTTACGCTTCCGTCGAGAAATACAAGACAATTTCCTCTTCTTTGGTATGATGAGGTAAACAATTTAAATCGCACTCTGCGATATGCATCCAATCAAAAGTCACCGTTTGAAGATGAGCAAGACGAGAATGTTATCGTTGAGCCAATAATCTTTGAGAATGGATTTTTGAGAGTGGCAAAAAACAATCCTGCTTTGCAAATGTTCTTATTTTACCATCCTATGAATGGAACTACATTCGTTGAGGTTAACTATGAGAAAGATGCTGCTAAAGAAATGGAAGTATTAAACAATGAGGTGGATGCCTTAATCGAAGCACGCAGACTTTCAATTGACCAAATTGAGACAGTGGCTCGTGTTTTATTTGGCAAAGATCCATCGAGAATATCGACGGCAGAGTTGAAACGTGACATCTTGGTATATGCCAAGAACGATCCAACAGGGTTTATGCATTTGATAAACGATCCAATGCTTAGTCTAAACTCTAATGTTCATAGATTCTTTGACGCAAAATTGCTGTCATTTAGAAACGGGCAGAAGGAGGTGTGGTTTAATACTACTTCAAATAAGAAAAAAATGCTATCCGTACCATTCGGTGAAGATCCGTTTTTGTGCGTAGCCCAATATCTCCAAACTGACGAAGGCATTGATGCCTTGAAGCTTTTGGAAAATAATCTGTAGTTTTGTGTGTTCGTTTAAAATTGGTTTGAAAGAGGGTGTGGGTGCACCCTCTTTTTTTTTGTTATCTTTGTAGAAAAAAAAGCATTAGATGATTAACTCTGTCAGGAATACAGTCCTATCAATCCTTAACAAAAATAACTACGGTTATATATCTCCTTCTGACTTTAACCTATATGCAAAACAGGCACAGATGGAGTTTTTTGATGAATACTTTGCTAGTTATAACAAAGTTGTTAACATGGAAAATAGTCGTCTATCGGGTGTTGACTATGCTAACATACGCAAGCCTATAGAGGAGACTATGGAGTCATTCTCAGAGACGAAGCCTTTGAGTAAAATATCAAACAATACCTATTCTATCCCTACTTTGTTGACAACGGGAGATGAAGCATACTTGATTAATAGGGTTACATGCTACTCTACCAAGGCTACAACAGGAACTAATACTTCTGTGGTGTCTTTTAGTTTGGTTAATAGTGCCGCATCTTTCATTACAGCAGGTGTGGAGTCGGGCGACATCGTATCTAACGACACGGCAGGAACAAGTACCACTGTGGTTGCGGTTGTGAATGCGACTACGTTATTGTTAAGCAGTAACATCTTCACCACAACGGCTCAAACCTATAGTGTATATACATCATCAAAGTCAAAAGACGCAGAGCGTGTAAGCCAAAGTAAGATTAGAATGTTG